TTCTCTGATGTGGTCTGGGGTGATTGTTACTTTAAGCATAAATTAAACCTTGCACATCCCGATATTTAAGAACATGAAGCCATTGCCAACGGTGCGGTTAACTTGTGCGATCGCAGGGGTGGAAATAGAAAGCAATGCGAGGATTAGTAGATATTTCATGGTTTAATATTTGGTAGAAATGCAGTTTTTCGGGTTTCAGCGATCGCTTGTCATGGGACGATCGCTGATTTTTATTGAAGTAGCAATAGCAAAATAGCTTGATTGATTAAATCATCTCGCGATTCGTATCCCTTCTCTTTCCAATTGTTAAGAAGGGATAGATTCTCAGGAATGGCTTTGAATCGGAAAAAGGTTTTTGCTTTACCAGTGTTTGGTCTAGCGCCGCCTCGTCCGATGCCTTTGGATTTAGTCATAGTCGCTTAGCTTTTCCCATAAATGAGCAATTAAACGATTGCGAGAATCGAAAGAAGAAAAACTCATACAAAATAGCCACCAGCTAAAATTTTGTTTCACTTGCCAAAAGCCAAAAAGAATTGAATAGCAAATTTCTAATAGGTTGTCCATGATGCGTTATCTCCTTTATGTTACTTGTGTTTGCGGCTTTCTCTCTCAGCCATGAATACAAATATAAACCCTATCCTTTTGAATGTCAATCAATTCATAGGGATAAGGTTTAATCTTAATATTTGGTTACAATTACAATAGAGACGCTAAATATTTAACTCTGAGTAATGGCACTACAGCGCACTGGGGGACGATCGCATTGCCTATGGCTGCAAGTCTGTCCAGCCTATCGGCAGACCCATACGGTATTCCCCACGCTGGGGGTTCAACACTAGACCTTTTGGCAACATTAGCAAATCGTCTATTCTCTCGATGTGTTTTGGATCTTTGTAGTTTCTGCCTGTGCGCCATTTGTAATCCGTAGCGCAAGGGGTTGGTTTTAATTTCCGTAATTTGACTTCCAATTTGGTCTGACCAGGGCGGCGCTTGCCCGAATAAGCCATTTGGGTAGGCAATAAGGAAGATCCGCTCCCGTAAATGATCGTGTCCGAAAGTGGCTGCGCTGATAACTTGCCATTCCGCATCGTACCCGCTTTCGGAAAGGCTCCTGAGAACCTCTCTAAATCCGTTGCGAAAAGCTCCTGCGACGTTTTCCCAAATAAGGAAAGTTGCTCTACTCTCTTTGTAGATTCGTAATTGTTCAAACCATAGACTTGACCTTTTGCCCTCGATAATGCCCTTCTGAACTCCTGCGATAGAAAGATCTTGGCAAGGCGATCCCCCGACAACAAGATCGCAGTATGACGTAGGTTTATAGGTTGTGACATCATCATAAATTGGTGTATTTGGAAAGTTTTTCTTTAATACTTTTTGACAGAACGGATTAATTTCTACTGAGACGATCGTCTCAATTCCTCCAACCCAATCGCTTGCTAGTCGAAAGCCGCCTATTCCTGCGAATAGCTCGATCATTTTGAGTTTCACTGCACTAGCTCCACCAACTCGCTCTCATAAGCAAAAATATTCTCAGCAATCTCACCCTGCGATGATCCGCCTTTAGTAAGGAAATCAAAACAACGCTCTGATGCGATCGCTGATTCTGGCAATACATAAACTTTGTTGCTGATATATGCAAAGTGATGGGTAACGTGAGCATCGGTATAACCCATCTCTCGCAGGGCAAGAGCTAATGGTGACTTACTAGGATACTTTGCGGCGGCGATGTGTGCGGCGGTTACAGATACTTTGATTGTACTTAGCATCGCTTCAACCTCTTGACTACTTCCTTTTTGTACTGCTCTTTCTTCTCTTCTTTCACCCGATTAGCTTTAGCCACGGGATGGGCTAGCTCTGATTCAAGGAAATCGGCTAGTTCGGCGGAATTGCCTTGTTCGTCTACGATCCTAAAATCATCATTAGGACATTCATTTTGGCGGCGTTCCATCATAAGACGCAATACATCAAGTCGGGCGGTGTACTTGGTTACATCTTCATCTTTGCGGATGGTGCGGATGAGTTTAAATTTCTTATCGCTCATCTGCTTCTTTTGCCAATAGTGTAGCCAAGGGTAAAAGAAGAAATACATAAAGACACTAGACAACAAATCACAGTAAAAATATATACTCCGATCATAATCAACTCCTCGCAACCGCAATCTTAATAGTGAGGTAAGCCAAGAAATCAGTTTGATCGCATGGTTCCCAAAGACCAAATATTAGCCAATCTTCAAAAGAGATTAAATCATCTCTCTCAATATTATGATCGCCAAATTTGTAAAGAAATTGGAAGTCTATAATAATTTCTTCCAGCTTTTCTATAGTGCGATCCTTGTAGTTGCGAATAAAACTAGAGATGGGATGGGATTCGTGTTCGTAGCGCTCTATAACTTGTTGTAGTAGTTCTTGCATAATGTTTAGGCGGCATTGCGCCGCCTGTGAGTGTGGGTTAGTTAGCTAGAAGGGGATATCAGAATAGTCTGGAGTATTTGCACTCTTACTAGGCTCAATCACTGCAACGGGGGCTACAGCTACTCTAGTTTGTGCTGCTTCCAACTTCTCAAAATCAGCGGTTGAGCCACCAATTAGATGGGCAAGTGAGGGAATATTAGTAGAGCCAATCTTTTTACCCAAAGACTCAATAGATGAAGAGCATTTTCTGTCCTCGTATTTATTGATAGTCCACATGCAAGGGATCGCGGCTTTACGATCGGCTTCGCTTAGCTCAATAAAATAGGTTTGAGCATTGCTGTTTGCGTTGACCTTACGACCATCTTCAAGAGTAAACAGCACATTATCCTTGAAACCTTCTTTGTTGCTAGGTGTGACAGATACATTTACAACCTTAAAAGACTGAATGCCAGTGCCTTCAAAAAGCTGGTAAGCCTTGAAGAAACTTCCACCAGCTCCAACGGCTTCAACCCAATCAATTAGATTGTTTTTCTCGGCAATATCATCAAGCCGATCCAAGTCCATTGATGGGAACTTGTCGTCAACTTTAGCGATCGCAACTGGGATAATGTATCGAAAAGATTTATCTTCGTAAGTGGCTTTAGGTGACCACTCCAGCACATAGTACTGTTTGTCGTTTATATCCGTCTTGGGTGTAGAAGTGAGACGACCTGTAATATTGCCACAGATTAGATTCTCACCATCTTGAATGATTGGGAATTGACGATTACCAAAGATTAGAAGCAACTCATCATTTTTTTTCTTGATACGACCGCCATAAATATCCTCAACCAAGCGGCGATCGGTATCAGTAGCCGAGCTACGGACAGAGAAAATCTCAGAAAAAAGTTCATCCATTGAGTACCTATTGTTGTTAGCACCGCAAAGGATTGCAAGAATAGCGTAGAAAATCTCGGAATAGTCTCCAGCCGTAATTTCAGCACATGCTGATAGCTCTGCGTAGCCTACCTGTGTCCACTCATCTTGGGTAAGAAGATTGGCAGCAAAGGGCATTGTTTTTAGTGAAAATTGAATAGCCATAATGTTTTGTTTCTGTCTTTTATTTCGTTTAATTTAGCTTTTTTTTACTCGCAACTCGCTACGGTGCGAAACCTACAAAGCGCTGTAGGGGCGGATGAGTTAGATGTCGTCAACAAATGTACTAATGTATTTTGGCGGTTCTAGCACAGCATTTTTAACCAAATGAGTAGCAACTAAAGCGCCTGTTTCCTTGTGGAACTTTAGATGGTATAAACCAAGATCGCCACAATTCACAAATGCATTAGGTTCTTTGGAATACTGATTACTTTTTGAGATTTTCTCAGTGATTTGCTCTAGTTTTTGAGCTTCAATTTTAGCGAGTCTTTCAGCTTCATCAAAAGCGGCTTTGACTTGTACAAGTTCGACTGTTAAACGTTGCAATTCTTGATTGTTCATGATGTTTACCTGTGCGGATTAATGTTAATAGCGATCGCCAAAAGGATAGGCGATAAGAATGCAACGGACAGCCAGTAAACCATTTGCTGATGGAGATAGTCGTATGGACTCATGCTTCTATCTCCGTTAGCTCATCATGTGTGACTGGTCTTTGGACTCCGTTACTGCAATGGATCAAATAATCGTATCCTGCGACGTTGCCAAGAGTATCGATTATTGTGGCGATCGCGCCTTGGTGGCGCACTTGTTGCAATGGTTGGTACATTAAATCAAAGCCCCGCAACCGTAACGAGCGCTAAACACAAAAGCGTCATCACCAAAATCATCGCGCCTTGTGTAGGTAGGAGTAAAATCATCGGCTGTCAATGCGCCTTGTGATGCAATGCGTTCTAAGCGATTTTGTTCCCAAGGATCGATTGGTTGCAACTCTTGGTAAGCTTGCTCTGCTACTGTCGCGTCAATGGTGACGGTAGGGGGCAGTAAATCGCTGATTGCTTGCTCGGACTCAGTGGCGATCGCTTCATCGGATTTAGCATCAAGCTTGCGTTGTGTAATTAGAGTGTTGATTGCTTGCAGTGCATCCTTAGAATTATTGCTGCAACGGCTTACCGCTTGGGGCTTATCTCCCAATGTGGTGATTTGCGCTGATTGTCTGTACCCTAAGCCAGAAACATAGAAGTCGAACCCGTTATCGTTTGCGATTTTCTTTACTGCTTTGCTGATCATGATGCGCTCGTCCTTTGCTTGCTTGTGTTTTCTTAACTGTAAATACTATAACACGAATAACTCAAAATAAAACATTTTTAAAATATTATTTTAGTATTGCAATGATATCAATATTGTGTTATCTTGGATAAGTAATCTACATAAAGTATTTATGGCAAAAGTAACATTGCCCCTGTATTTAGATAGTGAAGTTAAAGACGATCTTAAAAAGCTTGCAAAAGTTGACGGTCGCTCGATGAGTAAATTTATTGAATCGGTTTTAAAAGATTTGGCTAAAAAAGCTAGAAAAATGGGAGAGATTGAATGATTAATCCAGAAGCATTAGACCTTTCTGCTTTGCCATCATTACCGCTAAGCGATCGTAAACGACTGCCTACAACCCCATGTATTTATTTTGCAATGTCCAACGGTACTGTTCAATATATTGGAAGAGCCGTAAATCCTCGCAGTCGATGGAGCGCTGAGTATCATCACCATTACAAAGATTTGCAACCTGATTCTTTAATCGCTTGGTTAGAGGTTAGCTCTTCTGATTTGTTGCCAGAAATTGAAAAAGCTTTAATTGCTTGGTTTAAACCGCCATTAAATACTGGTGGCAAAAAAGTTTTTGTTGAACCCGTAAAAAGAGTAAGAAAGACAAAACCAAATGGCAAGATTTGCGTGGCTATCTTGGCATCTGACTTAGACAAGCTAAAAGCTTTACGGCGCGAAGGAGAATACATTTATATGGCATTCCATCGCATTGTAGATAACGCTGAAATGTATGACGCAATTTTAAAATCTGGTGAGGTTGCAACTAATGAGTAAGCTGACTGTAATAGAAGTTGATGGAGTTTTTGTTGTAGATTCTCGTTTGATTGCCGATCGTCTTGATATTGATCACAAGAGTTTTATTAAAACGATTCGTAAGTATCAAACCAAGGTAGAGCAAAGGTTTGGATGTATAAGATTTGAAATCTCTAACATCCAAATGTCTAAAGGCGGCACTCGCGAAGAAGTATCTCATGCGTACCTAACTGAAGATCAAGCAAATACAATCATGACTTTCAGTAAAAATACTGAAGTCGTAATTGATTGCAAACTAGATCTTGTTGAGTCTTTCTCTAAGGCTAGAGAAATTATCAAACAATTCGCGATTCCACAAACAAGAGCAGAAGCTTTACGTCTTGCTGCTATGAATCAAATAGAAGATCGAAAAGTTCTACACTCTGTCGAAAACCTCACGCATCTATACCGCGCTCGACGGTATAGCACTGGCAATCTTGGCTTATGGCTGCCTTATAAATATCATGTTTTGGGAGGTACTACTCCTAATACTTGGTTAACCCTGTACGAGCTATGCCCTGTAGTGAAAACTACTGCTATGGAAATAGTTGTTACGTCACAGGATATGCCGCCCGAAATTATGGAACTGTATCCAGATTTCTACAAGGGCGGTAGATTCCACGTCAACAAAGCCAAGCTACAGCAATCAGGCAGGGCTTATCACTCGCGGCATGGTGAGTATTTTTATATTGCTGTGCCTGATAGCGCGATCGCATTGGTGGAAAGTAAAGAACTATTGGAGGTGTAATTATGTTTTTATACGCTCAAGTCGTAATAGACAGCCAACCCATAACGTTTGCGGCTCTTATTACGGGTGTTTCATCTAGCTCTAGACTTACTTATACTTTAGTTCCTACTACTGCATTTACTGAAAATGATGAGATTACTTTTTTATCTGTAGAGAAAGCTTTTAACTCTAGCGATTACATTGTTTGCTATCACAATATAACTGATGATTTTTACTCAGACACCAAGATTTTAAAGATTTGGACTGCTGATGATCTTGAAGGAATTGATTATAAAAAATCAATAGAGGCTATCTCATGACCCAACAAATCAAGATCGCTTACCTACTCCAGCGATTTATCTCAGATCGCAACGAGTGGAAAACACTACGCTCCAACAAAAAAGAATCTGATGCAATCAAATTATTGAAGCGGATGCGGTTGAGACATCCTGAATTACAGTATCGGGTTGCGATTGAAGAAGAGACTACTACGATTGCGGTTGTAAAGGTTGTTAGAGGTATTGAATTATGATTTACGAATTAAGTCGCAATTACGATCGCGCATGGAAATTGATACAGCAAGGCGAAAAGCTTGCGTGTTGGGTTGATTACGATTCACTTTTTAGAGATATTGCTCAGGCTTACAAATGGTTTGGAGCGACAATGATTGTAGCGAGAGGGACTCAGTATGTTTATTTGTTTGAAGAGCAAAATAATTTTGATGATTTCGCCAAGCGTTGCACAGAGCTTAACATCGAATTTTATCTACCACTTGTTGACAATATGATCGTGGTTAGTGAGGAGCGTTTAACAGAAATAACCTCAAAAGTCATTGACAGGAATTTTGAAAATTTAAAAAAATATCGTAAGGGAGAAGCATCATGAAGAAAAGGCTTATCCGATGGAGTTGTCATGGTATGCGGGGCTTTGGTATCGGATTCAAGCTTTTATTTTTAGGTGGTAACAATGGCTAGGAAATCAGCACCTAAGAAAGAAGTAGTTGAGGCAACGCCGATCATTGAGCGATACCGATCGCGCCCGTGGAAGGAGTTCGTGATGGAATTTGTACCATCGGATAAATATCCAACTATGCTTGAAACTTATTTAAAGTAAAGCGGCGCTATGCGCCAACCAACAAACCCGCAAAACACAATAAAAATCGCAACGAGAGATCAATGGTTTCAGGCGTTGCGATTTTTGTTTTTATGCGTGGCGCAAAGCTTTGAGTAATTGCGATAGTTTAAATCAGATCAGCTTTTAAACACTTTTATTCTGCCAATCATGGCAGTCGTTAGCAGTATAGAAACTAGCGCTATCCCGTGGCGGTACTTTGGTACAGAGCCGCCAATTATTAAATCGGCAGTTGTGGCAACCTTTCCCCGATCGCGCATCATGGGTGTTTTCCAGTAATTCTTTGCAGACTTTTTCGGTTTGATGCTTGGTTAGTTGTAGTTGCATGTTTTATTTTGTGTTTTAACAGTTATAATTTAAAAGCATTGTTACCTTTGTTTAACTTGTTACTTTCTTGATCAAAGGCGGATCGCACTCCCTACAGCGATCCGCCTTTTTTATTTGCTTGTAACAGTTTGTAGGCATTACTCCAATCTGAGTAATGCCTAATATCCACAACAGTGGTTATAGGGAAAACAAAGGCATCAGGATAGTCCCATAGCCCTTTTGCATACTCTAAAGCGATTGTAGCTACTTCGTAGGTAGTGGAAAAATCAGCATCAGCAATATTGCTTACAGGCGTTTGGTTTTCACTGCCCAAAAACATCCATTGGGATGTTATGGGTGAAGTTTCTATAATTTGTAGGACGACCACAAATCTTTCAAGTGTGTAGGAATGTTCTTGATTAGGAGGCATAAGGGTTATCTGTATTTTTGCTCACATTCGTAATCGCGATCCGACTCTAATCGCGCCTCTATATCGCTTACTTGCTGCTCTAGGGTTGAGACTCGGCTGGCGATCGAATGTTCAGCATATTTCGCCTCACAGGTTTCTACTACTACCTCACTAAAAGATACTTTCTTCGTGTCTGTGCTTCGAGCGTCCGCACATTTCTGAATCGCGATTTTTAAATCTTTCGGGAATCGGATCGTTGTGACTACACTTTCTGTCATATATCTACAATCAAAAACTATTTACAAATTAGCATACAAAGTGTATTGACACTACTTAATACGGGGTGTATGCTGTTTTGTAGTTAAACGAATTCGCACGAATTCGCTATTAATTCGCCGAAGTCAAAACGAATTCGCACGAATTCGCTAGAGATGAAAACAGCAAATTTACCAATCCCTACCTATGCAAACTCAGTAAAAAATATCTTGCTGACTGCTTACGACTGTTTCACCACAAAGGATTTGGCGCGATTAATCACCGCACAATATCCAAGCTTAAGTTTTGATTCACAAGTTCGCTTAGCACAAATGGCTGCTAAAGCAATCCGCGATCTCAGCCCATCCATTGCTCAAAAGCATGGATACCAAACTGAAGATCTAAAACCAAAAAAACTAGATGGCATTGCCGTCTATTCCCGCATGGGAGCCAAAGCAATTCTCGAATACATGAACTATCAGGTAACACTTTTATGAGTCTTAGAAACGATGCAAAGGGACAAAACACAGAGCCTAATTCTGGATCACAAGAAACTTTCATTAATACTGATCTGACTGAAGACTATAACTCTGGGCGTGAGCTTATTCGCCAAAGAGTGAAAGCTTT